AGTGCATATCCAGCCCATTGATGAAACTGGTCTTGTCCATGCGCAATCTTCCGAATCACAAAGAACTGAATAGAGGCAATCATAAAGTCACTTACTGCCGCTGTGTGATAATGCGTATCAGCAACCGCTCGGAAGTTAATACACCAGATAGTATAACTCAATATCTGAATGAAGAATAATACCGATGCTTCTTTTAATTTCTTTTTCATTTGTATAGCCTTTTCCTTTTTTTCTTTTTGAAATTTTTCCCACGCCACCTTATTCTCTCGTGCTTGTCTATGTTTCCATTCCGCATATCGTTTGTATGCATCGGGGTCTGGACCATTATAGAAATTGTCAGGTACATACCCTTCCATATCTGGTGGGTCTGGTTTATGCCACCATGCCATTATAGTTCACCGTTTTCACTTTGATTATCTTGTTCAAGCTGTTTCAAAGTTCTATTTAAAGAATCTATTCTAGCCTGTCTGGCCCACTTACCCATATTACCACTTGGAACAAATTCGGTTTGCCAATACTCTATTTCTTTTTTAATTCTATCTATATCGTTCATATCATAACCTCAAACATTTCATGCAGTGCGTCAACCTTCACCGAGGTATATTTCGCAAGTAGGACCAACTCTTTTGCCGCAAAGTTCTTATCGTGGTCATCGTATCCAATCGCATGAACCAACTCATGTACAAGAGTCAAGATGTCCCGTTGGGTTGGGGCAAGTTCCAATGTTTCCCCATCACACCAACTAAACTTCTGTAATCCCTTGCCAAATCGGATAAGAGGCATCTGCTTCTTAATCTTCTCAGCCTTCCAAATCTTCTTGGCATATCGTACCAGATAGTCTAATGACCGTTGCTTGGTGATATACGCAAACCTGCGGTCGTAGTACATATCAGTTTCCAATTGATAGACCCGACGAGTATCAATCATTTGCTTATATCGCTTCTTCACAGATATATCTCCTTGATAAAGTCCCAACAAATAATGTTCATAGCGGCACTCACATTATATGACCGAAGTACCCCACGTTGCGGAATACTGATACGCTCAAAGTTTGCGAATCGGATAACCTCTGGAATTCCGTGACTCTCTGAGCCGAAGATAAAGAGTGGGGTTTCATTGTGCTTGTGGAGACTATCGTAAAACTTCCAATTGTCCTTCCCCATCACATGACCACCATGCTCACACAACACTATATTGTGCTTCAACAACTTCAACTGATTCAGAATTGATTCGTCGGCGTGTATCGGGTCATCAAAAGTATATTGGACGATATTAATGTATTTCTCAGCCCCAACAGTGGACCGTTTATCAAATTTCTTTCGTCCAAAGATATAAAAATTCTCAGCCCCAAAAAGACACGCCGAACGAATCATCATTCCGATATTCAGTTCCCCCGTGATATTGATACATCCCACGGAGAATCTACGTTGCTCACTCATTGTGATGGCAACATTCTGTTCGTAGGTATTTTCCTTGTACTCATCCCGCACGTTATAATGGTTACTTGCAGTTTCAGCAATCAGCTTACTATAGTTGACCATAGGATTTTCCACATTACACCCCGTACTGGCAAAGGTCTTTACGCTCACGGAATACACAATACTTACAGGCGCTCTTACTTGCCTTATGCTTAATCGTATTGGTCTTATACTGACCATCTTCATCGAAACAATCGAACAAGAAATTCTCGAAGTCGGTCCATGCCCGATTGATTGACGGCTTCCCATGCGGGGGCTCGAACGGACTGACACGCGGAATCGGATATGGAGAATTCTCAGAGATGATACGCTTGAGAATCACATACTCGACACGAACCGACTCTAGCGGCACATTGAAATGCTCAGCAATAAACTTCTTGTACAGAAGCAATTGGCTAATCTTAGTCTTGTCAGACTTCTGTGATTGTGTCCACCCAGCTCGACTGGTCTTTAAATCGTAAATGGTAATCAATCCCGTCTTTTCATTCTTTGTGATGATGTCCACGAACCCCACATACTTGACGTTCTTCCGCACCTCTACATCAATCGGGAACTCAATACCGACTAATGACACATTCTGGTTCGGGAAGAGCTTCTTCTGATTCGCCTGAACATACGAAAGAATCTCTGTACCTTGATGGTAGAATTCTTCGAGCGTCTTACGGTCTGACGGGAATACCTTTACCCCGTCCACTTCCTTGATTCCAGCCTTGAAGTGTTCGTGAAACTTTGCCTTCAAGCTGTCATCAAGGTCAATACCGTTGGCAAATGATTCACTCTTATTGAAAAGAGTATCAAGCCATTCTTGGATGACTTCGTGCATGGCGGTACCGAAGATGGTGTGGATTGAACCCTCATCCAGCTTGTGACCATCCACATAACGGAGCTTCCATGCTTGCGGGCAGTTAGCCCACGTTGTATACTGACTGTACGAAACTTTGTTCATTGATTCCTCATAGGATACTAGACATCTTAAATATACCTAAATAGGCCATAAAAGTCAAGACCCCTTTCGGGGTCTTTTATAAGGTATTATTAGTGTTGTACTGGCTCCCATTCACCACGATGCTCTTCACATCGGGTCTGGTACCATGTTCCTTTCGCTACAAGTCCACCAGGAGCACCGCATTCCTCGCAGATAGTTAGACTGTCTCGACTAACCTGCATAATAACTTCTTCTAAGTGGGAATCGTAATAATCAGTATATATTCTGAGTCCGCCCCACTTTTCCTTCACTTGAATTATTCCCACGGTAATCCCCATTCCTATCTTTGCATTATATACCTTACGAACAAGTTTTTCCCATCCCTTGCCCACGCATTGTACTGCTTGTTCTTCTGAGAGATAATTAGTTAGTGACTTCATGTGTGGTTACCCAAGTGGTGAATTCTGTTTCTAATGCAGAAATTTTGTTATTTAAATCTTCTTCTGATTGTAGATTGGTAAGGAAATCGTACATTGCCTTATCTTTATCTTGTATAGTTAAATGAATGGAATTTGGTGCATCTTGTAACAGTACATATCGATACCCATTCTGTGTTTGACCAACCTTGCGATTTCTATAAAGATTCACCGTGAACCTCGTATGATGAGGTGTTAGGTAATCCGCTATACTCACAGTTATCTACAATATCACGTAGTCTGTTAATTTCTCTTTGAACTTCTTGTAAGGACTCCGATATACGGGCTTGTGCTTTTTGCGGCGTGTTACCAAAAGTTTGTTCCCAATTATTTTTATATGTTTCTGTATCCACACTCAATGGGCGTGGGGTATCACCTTTTCCATTTGTCATACTGCAAAACTCGTACCACATCCACAACCACCAGACGCGTTAGGGTTATTAAATCTAAATCCAGATTCCATCATATTAGATATGTAATCCACAACAACATTATTTAAATATGGTACGGAAAACGGGTCAACGACTGCCTTTACTCCGTTATGTTGTTCTACGATTACATCATCTTCTTCTGGATTATCAATTATCTCAAAGTTATATTTGAAACCAGAGCAACCGCCTGGCATCACAGAAATACGGAAATAGTCGGTTGCTTCCTTTTCGGCAAAAGACTTCATTTCCACTAAAGCACTTTCTGAAAATGTTATTGTAAAATTATCCATTTCTCAATTCCCCAATATCAATAAATGGTTTCTGTTCCCCATAATACCACACAGTGCGATGTGCCTCTTTTAACATCTGAATACTACGTTCTCTGTGTCCATCCCAATGTTCACCACTTGCACCCTGGTCACGCTCACAAAAGATAACCTTGATACCAGAGTTGATAATCGCGCGTGTGCAATCCACACACGGAATATCACAAGTCAAGAATAAAGTGCATCGGTCAGTAGAAACACCAATACGAGCGGCGTTGATAATGGCGTTCCGTTCCGCATGCTCCATCCAATAATACTTCTCTGGACGTTCCTGCCGTTCTTCACGGAAATCTTCAATCCCACGTGGAAATGAATTGTATCCCGTGGAACGAATTTCATTATTAGAGCCGACAATGACCGCACCAATCTGTGTGGTCTTGTCCTTTGACTTTAATTTCACAGTGTGCGCAATCTTTCGGAAATATTCCGACCAACTCAACTTAACCATAGTAACCAAATCCTGTGTCATAGTTTTGCCTTCTTCAATACTTTAGTATCAATCCCGTATTTTTCACAGAGTTCCCGAAGTGCGGGTTTATCTTGTTCGTAATAGATTTCCAAATAGGTGACCGCTTCAATCTCGGATACACAATAATGCTTCGCAACCAAGGTCACCAACCACTCTTCATACTTGGTTTCTTTTGCAGCCTTCACATATTTGTTATATTGCTTACCGCGAGGAATCGTGGTCGCAAAGAATAAATAGTGAACATCGGAAGGTAGCGTGTACTTTTGTATCTCATTGACCAGCGGGAGCTGATGAATGTTCATAGAAAGAAAGCGATTGACCATATAGTTACTATAGGTTCGCTTCTCCCCATCATCCAATCCAGAGAAATAGTTCTTCTTCTGGTCAAGATAAATTGCATTAATATGGTCAAATAGTGTCTTCGCCATCTTCATCCTCCGTCATTACAATCTGTTTGTTTGACCACCCATTGTCAACCCCTTGGAGGATTTCAATGCGGTCCACTACCCCATCCTTTACGTGTACCTTCTGAATCAGTTGGGTATATGGCTTGATTTCATTATATGGAAATACGGGAATCTTCAAATTGTTCATCATTCGTTTCCGTTCCTTCTTTCCACAGAGGAAATAGATATATCGATGTTTTGCTGTTTCCTCTTTTCTGTAGAAGGTCTGGCCGATTGTCTTAGCCAGATTCTCTACAGACTTATTTCCCCAACGAGCGCCTACGGTACGGCTATGCGTCCAGAGGTCATCTTCATTAATACGAATACTATAATCTGGCATCAACTTGGAATATCCACATCCTTGATAGAGCCAATTCGTTGCCCGATAGATTCCACCCGTATGTGCTTGTTCAGGGTCTGCATAACTGACCAAGACTTTTACCTTGGGGTCATTCTTCTTCATCCAATCAAAGGACTGAGCAATTACAAAACTTTCCAGATTCTTTCCATATCCATCCAAGCAGACTAATCTGGTCAACTCCAATACTTCATCCAGCTCCAGCCCTTCGGTAATCGAATCTACCGTGCGATTACTTACTGGATGGCCATAGGTCATACATCCAATTAAACGTTCGTTCTCTCCAGCAAAGAACGCATGCTCACCATCCTCTACATAGAATACCCCAAGGGCATATCGTGTAGAGCTGAACTTATGCGTGTAATGGTGGGTTTCAATAAAATCCCGTGCCACATTCTTTGAGATTTCTCGGACGGTGACACGGGACTTATCTACGAACGTAGTTTCCATTAATCCTCTAATACAAGCTTCGGCCGAGTGGGCTCCTCTGCAGTTTCTACACTGGTTCTAGTTTGTGTAGTTTCCTCATCGGTTCTAGCAGACTTTACTGGACGGAACATTTGGTTTACATATCCACACGCCACACAAGCGAATGTCGGGATAGGAATGATACCTTCCTTTCCATTTGGTGACGCAATCGCAGAAATCTTCTTCATCAACATAACTTCTTGGAAGGTGAGATTCCCACAGTTTTCACAGACGATATCCGTAGCCAATGAAAGGTCGGGCATCTGCTGTTGCATCTGGCGTGGGTCTGGCTTGCCCGAAGGCGGAATAAACTTACTGGTCATAATTTCCTCTTACATTAAAATGTTATACATTGTTGCTATAAAATTAATTTCTTTATCTACTACAAAAGCATCCCGATACTGACCTTCAGCGATATGGATAATCGTCTGGGGAATCTTGTTCGGGGCATAATCTTGAACCTTATCATAGAGTAACCGATAAAGTTCGGTAAAGTCACGGATACCAGCGTCAGCAACTATTTGACGAATTTCTTGAACCTTATTAGTCGAAGGTTGATTGCTGGTCAAAGTATCCATAATCTTCAGCTTACTGTCACCAGCGATTACTTCGTTGACATTGACAGTCAACTTTCCATCACGGGTTTGCTGCTGAGCGGTTCCGATGACACGACGAATATCTGGATAATACGCATTGACTAACGTGGCGATTGCCTGCTTCTCAAAGGTTACACCCTCTTGATTTAAGATGTTCGTGAGATGGATAGCCACTTCCTTCTTCGATGGTGGGGTCAACGCAGAAGTCTGACACCGACTGACGATAGGTGGAATAATACGTTCAAAGTAATTACAAGTCAAGATGAATCTGGTCTTTTGACTAAATACTTCCATCATATTGCGAAGAGCGGCTTGTGCGTCAGGAGTCAACGCATCTGCCTCGTCCAGTACCACCACCTTCAACGGAGCAAATCCAGAGGTGGAGGCAAAGTTCTTAATCTTCTCACGAATGACATCAATACCACGTTCATCTGATGCATTGATGAATAGGTGGTCACAGTCAATATTCTTTACGAGAATCTTTGCTGCGGTTGTCTTACCCGTACCTGCCGTTCCATAGAACAGCAGATGCGGGATATCTTGCGTTTCAATATAATGGGCGAACTTTTCTTTAAGAGTTTCGTTTCCAATATAATTGTCCAAGATAGACGGACGATACTTTTCTACCCAAATGGTGTGATTACTCATTGTTTAAAAACGGGTTGTGGGTCATAGTCGTAGGCATCTCATGTATTCTAACGCTGTATCCAAGTCTTGTATAAAACCAACTAATCATATTTAGTATACGTGGTTGCTCATTCATTTTCCAGTTCAGCTCCTTATCAGAATCGGTATGGTACACCACAACTACCATTTTGTCCTTCTGCGTCACTCGACCTTTTTTGGTTTCTTCTGTGTGGGCGAACATCGTATTTACAACGTTGTCAAACTTAAACATCGCAGAACTTACATGAATCGCCATAGTATCTGCCGTTCTAAAACCTTCGGTAGTACTTTCTAAAGTCTTTTTATGTATCGGTTTAGTGTAATCTATCCAAAGTTTGTTAGCTTTGAGGAACTCTTGATTCTTAATGCTCTTTTTAACTCTACCAATAATCTTTGTTATCTGCTTACCAGTAAATCCACAAATCTGTAAATACTGTCTGTGCGCATCTTCATCTTTTGCGAACTGCTCCAAAGTAACCCCTTTACTAACAATATCTTCAAGGTGCTTTACAGCGTCATCAGGACTGACGGGCTTCTTAATAGTATCCGGCTTCTTATTCAAAAGATTACCGATAGCCTTCAACTCAGCGTCGGTATACTCTTTATGTACACTCTTAGGAATACGAATGACAGGAATTACAGTACAATGCTTTGCTTCACTCGCAGCCATAACTGTGTGGTTACCATCACCAATGAGATCCTCTCCATTAGGTCCACGACCTTCGTATATCACCACAGGAGAACATCCAGAAGTATCACCGCCGGCGTCTTCAATGCGTTCCTTGATTTCCCTCTTGTGAGCTTCATCTTCAGCTAACCGAACCTGTACACGTTTTAGTACCGCAATCTCTTCAACTGGTTCTATGGTAACTGTCAATCCATCTCTAGACTGAATCTTATCAACTAGGATTTGCATCATTTCTACATCGGGCGGTGCATCTTGATGTAATTTCATACCGTTTGTTAAGTTATAGTACATAGGATTATTTTTGGCATCCACCGCATGTAACATCCTACTTTCTGCAACTTCCATAGCGTGATGGCTGCCGAACCGAAGAACTTCAAACTTAAACACATTTTTCTCGGTAGAAAGTGCTTGATTAAATTCTTCGTTCTTTGACGAATGCCAGTACCTGTCTCCAAGTCTACCCTTGTGAATACCTATGTACATTTTTCCCGTTTCTAGATGGGTATATCTATAAAGATAAGACTCATACTGAGCAGGAGCGTTCCCCAGATGGATTTCATTTTCGTTGAAAGACGCCGGGAACTTCGCAAAATTAAGTAGATTCATTTTCTCCTACCGTGTTAGTTGATTGTTTAATTGTTTAATCATCTTAGCTTCATTTAACTGTAATTCCTTGGTTCTAGCTATACT